CACCAGTTCTAAGGTCATCACCAGTACCGTCATTAGCGGAAGAACCAAGACCTAATGCTTGATATGCCATTTTAGTTGTCTCCTAATTAGTTTTTTTCATTCATCTATTTATTTATGTGGGTAAATCCCCTACGTCAAAAGTTTTTGCACTTGAATCAAACTTAAATACGTTTGATGAGAACCTTTCTGGTATTGATGTATTATCAAACTTTAAGTTATTTTTATCAAAAGTTACAAATGCATCATCAAATCTAGGTATATTAGACCCAAAGTTTACTGAAGTTTGTGCATCAAACTTATTTATACCACTATCAAATGTAATATTTGTATCACTGAAATCTATATTGTATTGTCCAACAGTATCCCTTGGAACTGCATCACCACCAGAACCATCAAACTTAACAGTGGAACTATCAAATGTAAAACCAGTATCACTCATTAATGTTGTAAGAACAGTTTCATCAAATGTTTCTGTACTATTATCAAATGTCATAAACGTATTATCAAATGCGTTTGTTCTTGCACCACCAGAAATTGTAATCTCGCCTGGGGGTGGAACATTAATTCTTGTATTAAATGCAGCTAATGGTATTTTACCAGTTCCGTCATCTACTTGGTCAATACGAATATTTGCAAACTGACCTATTGTAAATGATTGGTCATTTGTTCCATCTAGATTTGTTGTCCTTGTAAGGCTTGGATAGTTTGGTATTGCCTCTGTAGTGTTTGGGCCGATACCAAATGCATATCTTGGAAGAAGGTCTAGAGTTGGGCCTTGTGCAGAAGGTGTTCTCACAACACCAACAATAACATTATTAATTCTTGTTAGAGTTGTATCTCTATTTGTATTTGGGAAACTTGTTAAATCATCTGAACCAACCTTTGCAGTTGCTTTGATTGACGTACCATCATCTACTGTACCAAGTCTACGACCAAACACTGTAGTAAAGATTGTTCTCAATGTAGATGCAAGTTCTGGTGAATATGAATCTACTGTTTGTATACTTACTTGTGCGTTTGCACGACCAACAACTTCAACTTCACCAAAGACTGCCCAACCAGCTGGATGAACAGTTGATTTAATTGCATCTCTCCATTCATTAATTGATTGTCCAACTTTAATAACATATGAATAGTCTTGGTAATAATAACTATCTTGAACTCTAACATTAACTTCAGAGATTTGTCCTTCTGAATTTAAAAAGTTACCAGCAGTATTTGCAATCGTACCAACTTGTGCAGTTCCAGTTGCAATATCAATATTTGCAATCGTACCAGATGCACCAGCGGTTGTGATACTATTTCCTACTACAAGATTAGCTGTAGTATTTAAAGATATTAATTGTCTGTCAGTATCAAATGAAGTAACAGTTCCAGAATGAGATGTAAGAGAATCACCAGTAGTAAATGTTCCAGATATATCTTTTAGAATTGCATGACGAAATGGAGTTATCGCTGGGGCAGAAGAATATAACAGACCTTGGTTAGTAAATTCAAAAGATGCGATTGCACCGATACCAGAATTAGATGCAGCTACAAGTTTTGCACCACTACCATTTGCAGTTGTAATACTAGAAACAATTGGAAGTTTAGAATAACCAGCACCACGACCAATTATTCTAACATCAGTAATCTCACCAGATTCGTTTGCATTACTTCCAGGCGCATTTCCAAATGTGCCTGTTTCCAAAACAATCTTTGTTCCTTCATAACTATCATTATAAAAAGGTTGACTTGTTTCTTCAATTGTGATATGGTCAGTTGCACTCATTCCATATGCAGTTAAACTTCCACTCTCTGGTGCAATACCACCACCAACAACTGAAATAGCTGCAGCCGCCCCAACACCATCAGTTCCAGTATTATTTAAAACTAAGTTTTCACCAACCTTATATCCAGTTCCAGCGTCATCAATAACAATCTCATCAACAACACCTCTAGTTACATTTTGAACTTTTGCAGTCGCACTATTACTACCACCAGATGCAATGTTAACTATCTGGTCAGCAGTATAATACGAACCACCATTTGTAACAGTTGAACCAGTAATAATACTATATGGTTGAAATGAAACAACTTGGTCTGATACCGTGGATGTTCCAAAAATAATTTCATTTTCTAAAAATGTTCCATTGATGGTTGCTTTGTCTAATTCTAATTCAACTACATCTCTTGTCGCTTCTCTGAAAGAAACAGATGCAGTTACAATCGCAGTTGCGAAAGAAGTTTGTCCAGTGATAGTTTGACCAATTAATTCAGTTGCACTTCCATTCACTGGAAGAACTCTCATAATATCTCTAACACTCCAAATACCATCAGAGACACGCAACATATTATCTGTGGGAAATTGTACTTGAGGAGTTTCGTTTAGAAGTAATCTAAAAAATAACTCATGACCTTTCTTTGTACCTTTCGCAAGGTATAGGTCACGAATATTTTTAACAAGCTTTCTTTTATCTACACCAGTACTAACATTGTCTACAATACCCTCAAGAAAAGAATCTCTAAACTTATCTAAGAAAGAATAAAGAGTAGAGTCCACATTTGAATAATTAAGAAGTTGTTGAATATTAGAAACTGGATTTGGTCTATATGTTTCTAAAGTTCCAGATGCATTTGAAGTTGCACCACTTAATATTTCACCAATGATAAAACGAGTTTGAGATGTAACAAATAATCTTTTTCCATCATCTACATCATCAACTAAAACTTTTGCAGTTGCACCAGATGTTTGTCCAGTGATTGTTTCTCCAATATCAAACTTAACATCAGAGTCTTCTAAAACAATCTGGTCACCATTTTCATCTAATACAAAGTTTACAGATTCAGTTTCTTCTCTTATGTAATTATTAACTTCACTAAAAGTAACTTCTGCACTTTCTAGAAACTGATAATATAATTTTACGAATTGTGAAAATACTGGATGGTCTGACTGAATAAATTCAGGCAGTTGATTTTGTATATGAGTTGATACTTTATTTTTTACAGTATTATCATTATTCGCCATAACTAGTATCCACTAGAACTACCAGATGAACTTGAACTTGAAGAGCTGGAACTTGTTGTTGTACTTGTTGAAGAAGAAGATGCACTAGAACTTGAACCACTATATGTGCTTGTTGTCGCAACACCCACACCAGCGGATGCAGACCCAGATGCAATTGTATCCACATTTGCATTAACGATTAAGTTTGCAGTATCAATTTCTAATACTTGATTTCTCACTGCAATAATATCATTTGATTCTGGTTTAACAATCAATCTAATTTTAGTTGAAGTTGCACCATCAATATTAGAAACTGCAATTATATTAAATGATGTTAAGACAATTTGACCACTTACATAGTCAATAGTTCCAGCAGTTAAATTTTGATATGTGTTAGTTGTACCATCAACGACATAATACATTCTTACATTACCATTACCATCATCATTTAAAAACATTTCGTTTTCATTACCAGAAATAGTAAAACCAGATGAAGACAATATACCACCAGAGTCAGAATTATGTCCAGAGTGTGGATTGTACAATGGATTACTAAATGGAATTGTATATTTTGTTGAAGTATTAAGTGTTGGTGTAAATTCTTTACTTAAATTAATTGTTGTGATATTAGATGTAATTGAATCATCAGTTTCATCAATCAAAGTTGTAAATGGAGAATACCTAAATGCACTATCAAATTTTGTAAGATTGTTTGTATTATAGTTATTAATTGTTGTAGTAACATTTGATACTAATGTTTCTTGTGCTTTAATTGTATTTTTAGAATTGTATGCGAAGTTTACATTCAATCTAAGTTTAGTATATTCTGGGTCAACAATTTCTGGAGTAACGGATGCAACTGTATAATTGTTTTTTAAATTTTTAACGATATCTAATTTTGCAGAAGACGTAATTGAACCAGTAGTTGGAACAATAGAGATATAAACTTTTCCGTATGTAGGAACATCATTATCTTCTCCACCATAGACTTGAACTGATTTTGCATTTGCATATACTTTAGGAACAATCGCTTTAAAATCATTGACTGTCACTGCACGACCTTGGGCTGCATAATCAAGAGGTGCATTAAATTTAATTGATTCGATACTTTCTTTTTCTGCACCACCAGATGCAGCTGATACAGTTGCAGTAGTAATATCAGTAATAGTGGAAATAGTTGCAGAGGTTGTAAAGTTTGATGCACCATTCGCTTTCGATTTGTTTGTTACAACATATCTTATACGAACAATGTTTCCATCTGATAATGCTTTACCGATAATACCATCACCAAAATAAATTTCAAACTTACCATCTACACTTTCTTGTAGAAAATAAACATTTGATGTTGAAGATGTTTGTGTACTATCAGTCGCAAGAGTAAATGTAGTCGTGGAAGTTGAACTTGCAGTATCGAATACATCTACAATTAAAGTTGTGGTATCACCATTAGGGTCATTCACATAAAACTTTTGGTCTACATTTTTTGTATCTACGGTATAACGATTTGTTACATATGTTCCCTCATAGATTGGAATATTAGAAAAAGATAAAATACCATTTGATACTTGAGTGATATGTTCTGCGATAGTAACGAACTGATAGTTTACACTATCAATCACCGTAGTAAAAATTGTTCCCACTGGAATAATTGCAGAAGTTAAATTACCAATATTATTTAATGTAATATTGACATTTGCAATAGGAGCTCTTGCAGAGTTTGGTACATAACCTAATGTTTTTGCGTGAGAAACTACAGAAGAACGAACAGAAGCGGTATCAAGAAATGCTTCATTTGCAACCATATTCATATTCATTGCAAGGTAATGTGTATTATAAGAAAGAACATCTAACAATGCACTCATACCAGAACCTTCAAAATCATAATCAGTAAATTCTGATTGGTTACGCATGAATGTTTTTAGATTACCCTTAATATCATCAAAGTCTAAATCTGTTATATTTAATTTTTTATTTGTAGTTGCCATTATCGTAATCTCTCTAATGTAAATGATAAATCAATAAGTTCAGCTGGTTTATTTTTAATATAGAACTCAATAATTACCTCATACATATTAACATCAACTCTTGGAATAACCTCAACACCAGCAAGTTGTGCTCTGGGTTCAAAGTTATTAATTACATCTTGTATCTTTTGTGAAAGTACTTGTGCAGTTAAAGGCGTCATATTTTCAAATAACATATCCCTAACACCAGAACCTATTTCTGGGTGAAAAGGTTTTTCATAATAACCATATTGAACTAAATTACGAACACTTCTTTTTACAGCGGCCGCATCAGTTATAGTTTGGATTTCTTTCGTAACTGGATGCCTACCAAAGTTAAGATTTAAATCCTTATATATTCTTGCAGAACGAGGTGAATCGTTTGTTCTTTCTGCATCTCTGTATGCTGGTTGAACTGCCATTATGCTTCTAAACTCCCATAAGGTTTACACTGGTAGTTTATTGTTTTCCAGTGTCCATCCCTCATTACTTCTAATTCTGTTTTCAGAACAACACACTCTTCTTTATTATCAAAAAAATGTACATTTTGATATTTACAGTCCGTATCAGAAAAACACGCTGTCAATAATAAAGTCCATATCACTTCCATTGTATACCTCTCTGTTTATTTATACAATCGTACTAGGAGATAGAGTACTTGTAGTTCCAGTAGATGCATTTGCAAGTGCAACACCTCTTTCCGATTTAAATCTATTAATCAAACCACCATGTAGTGCTGGACTACTTTTAAATCTAGTGGGAACAGTATTAATCTTAATATCATGTATTTCATTAATTAAATCTGCATCTGTAATTACTGTTACTGGTGGATTTTTCTTTGCGTTCTTTTGTTTCAAACTTGTATGTGCTTCTTTGAATATCTTCCTTGCACCGCCTGGCCCAAACTGAACTGCTGTACTCCATACTGTATCTTGTAATCCATTACTGTGTGAACCATCACAAACATTAATTCCAGTATCTTTTGTTATTGAACGAACTGCTGGGTCATGATGTGTTCTTTGAATAAAGTCATGTTGCGCTTGTTTAAACTTTGTTGCAGTATTTTCGTTCTTTGCAAGTTCTTTCCATTTATTTCTAAACGCAATATCCCCTCTAGTTGCAGCTGCATTACCACCAACATTATTTAAACTATTATAAAATTCTGTATAACCATTTTCTTCTTTTGCAAGAAATGTCATCCAACTCTTAAATGTTCCAACCTTTGTTGCAATCTGATAAGAACCATATGACCAACCACCTCTATCTTTTGATGCAGACTTGGTATTGATTGCGCCTGGGTTTCCATTTGACTCGTATCGTTCTGACTGTGAACCTAAATCTGCTCTTGTACAATCGCCTGGCACTGTAATTGCATTTTCTGATATCGCACCACTTTCAGCACCAGAACCACCAGCGGATACTGCACCACCACTTCTTCCTGCTGGGGGAAGAAGGCTTGTTGTTGCACCAGTTGTTTCATCAACCTCTTCTGGTTCATCATCACCAGCACCACCAACTGTCGAGGACTTTGGTTCAGATGTTAATATCTCTGGTAGTTGTATTTCTGTTAAATCTGTTTCTGTAACTTCTGTGGGTTCAGTTGAAGAACCACTATCACCAATAAAGACAGTTCCAGAACCAACCTCAATAACATTAGAACCATCTGAACCAGAAATACCAGCTGGGTCATCACCAGTATCAGCAGTATCACCCTTACGAGCAGCATTCTGTGTTCCACTAGGTTGATTAATTTTTACGGTTGCACCATCTAAAGTTACATTACCAGTAATATCCATATCAAGAGTTGTACCAATACGAATAGTAGATGACTCTGTAATATTTTGTTCATATGTTTCTTTTAGAAACTCTTGTACCTTTGCACTATAGTTTCTTGTGATATCAGATTTAATATGTTCTGAAAACGTACCATCTTCTATACCATATCTTAAATCTATATTACCGTGAATACTCTCATCAAATGTACTATTGTAAACATTAAATACTGCACCGTTGATATCAGTAGTTCTACTTCCTTCAATTTTATTCGTTTGGTTTCCACCAACATCTTCAGTATAATCGTCTGTAACTTCAATATTAAAAGCTTTACATTTTATATTCAAAGTTCCTTCAACAGTTAAATGCATATCCCCTTGAATGTGTTCATTGTTATTTCCCTTGACAAGATGATAATCATTTGATACAACTTTATCTACACGATTACCTACTGCATCAACTTCATAAAAAGTTCCAGAGTTTGCATACTGTCCAAGTCTTTCTACACCAGAACTATCATCATATTCTACAATATGTCCAGACTCAGATTCAAATACATGGTTCTTTGGGTATACTGCATTGTATGTTGTTGCTGGTTCATCATAAGTTGTACCATCTGCACTACGAATACCTTCAACAACTTTTGCTTTCTTATCACCAATAATAGTATCTTGTACTTCAAAGTTTCGTGCAAGACGATTCGTATCTGGTTCTCCAGTAGTTCGTGGGTATACAGAAGTATTATATCCTTCTAGGTCTGGATGAGGCTCTCTACGATTAGGGTCATTAAATCCTACATTTGGGTCACCAAGTTTTTCTGGAACTCCAGGCAAAGAACCCATAATGATAGGTTCTTGTAATGTTTCTGCATCACGAAAGAAACCAACAACCCATGTTCCTTCTACAAGGAAGCCAGGCGTATGACCCATACCATTCATTGATGGGGTATGAATTGTTTGAAGTACCCATGCCCAAGGTAAGTCCTCAGTGGGTATTTTTGTTTTATTGTCTGTATGATATCCTACGCAACGAACACGAACACGACCTAATTTTGTTGGGTCATTTCTATCTTCAACTACTCCAGTGAACCATACAAATCCATCTTGACCTTGAAAGTTTTCCA